GTTCGAGGGGCGCGTGCAGACTGGATGACCCACTTGTCTCGCCCGGACACCTTGGTCGCCTTGAAGTGACGGGTAGTGATGGTAATCATCGACGCACCAGGTGGTATCGGACGTATCGCTGGCCCGTGGCGTCGCGGCGGAATTCCTTGTGGATCGACTGCGTTTTGCTGTAGTTGGCGACAATCTGGCTGACCGCATTCGACTGTGAGTTCAAAATGGACAGCCGGATCTCGGTGATCCGCCGGGACACAGAGCGAACCCGGTGAACCGCGTTGGCCTCGACGTTGGTGATCGACCCGGCCCGGAGCAGGTGGTCGTACACCTTGGAGGCTTGGGGGCTAAGGTAGCGCTTGACTTCCGCGACAACCGGATCGACTTTCGGGGTTTCAGCAAAGCGGACTGAGTGAGTCATTCAGATCTCCTGTATTGACACAACGATGTGCGGTTGCTCCATGCGTTTCGGGAACCGCTTGGTGACGTGCAAGTCAATGATCTGCCTGTCGTCCCCGAAGAATCCGCGATCCTTCAAGGCATCGATAGGCCCCTTTGCGAGATTGTCGCAGTCGCCCATCGGCGTCGAAAACTTCGATTTGACGATGGGCTTGCACACGCACTCAACTTCTACCAGTAACTCCCCGCTAAAGCTACAGGCTGCGGGCGGCAAAAGCTCCTTCAGGCGCTTTTGGAACGCCTTGTACGGCCCCGCGTAGTACGCGATTCCGCGGCTGGTCACGCGAGGGCGCGAGGCCGGCACGGGGGTCACAGGCAACACTACCAGAAGTCTGTCGCCCCCCGTGCGCTCAATAGTCGCCGTCACTGTCGGCTTCCTCGGTTTCAGCGGGCTTGTCGGCCTCGGCGTCTTCAGCTTCCGGCTCGAATTTGCTCGACTCATCCTCAAACATGTCCGCGCCGTCCTGCTCACGACGCTCCAGCAGTTGCACCGCGTTAAGGTACATCGTCACACCTTTGTTCGCGCCCGTGTCATACGAGGCTACAGCGACCGCCAGCTTCACCAGGTCGCCCGAGCGAGGGGCCTTGGCGAGCTTCTTCTTGGGATCTGAGTTCCGCAGGCCAGGCGCGCGGTTCGATTTGGCGCTAATCAGCCACTTACCGCGCAGCGCCTCGTGCTTCTCGTCGTCCTCGGCCATCGCATCGCCGTCCTTTACTGGGCTTGTGTCGGCCTTGCCCTTGTGTTGCTTGTGCAGGTCGCGCAGCTTTTTAACGAGGGCCTCGACCGCGTCGTCGCCCTTGTCCAGAACCAGGGCGCACTTGTATCTGTTCTTCCCGTACTCGGATGTGTCCGGCTTCTCCAGCCACGCCCACTTCGCCGTGCCGGCGGGCGTTACGATTTTCTCGATGATTTTGGTTTTCGCGGTATTTTTGGGCATGTCAGTTCCCGTAGAGGAGTTGATGAAGTTTAGCCACGCGCCTATCAGACAAAGGGGGCGTGCGGTTGAAGGCAGAGTTGGGGTTAGCTACGGCTCGCGCCGCGGTTTCGACTTCTTCTGGGGATAGCCCGAAGGCCTCGCGAATCTCGTGCGTGAGCTTGGCCGCCGCGAGCAAGGCGGCGAGGCCGGTGAGTTTGTCTGTGGCAAGCTCTCGCGCTCGGGCCGCGGCGACGGTGTTTACCGAGAACCCCGCAGCCAGTTCTCGGGCCATCCCGGCGACCTCGTGCTGGACAGCGGGGTTGCTTAGGCTTAGGGTGGATTCTTTGAGTTGCATGGATGTGGCGCCTCAGGAGAAAAAGAAGGGGGACTTCAAAACCTCGGTCACGTCAAACGCCCCAAGTTGCGGCACTGCCGGCAAGTCCTGCACGCCGGTCAGCTCCGCCACCGTGCCCCGCCACTGCTCCAAGGCGGGGGCGCTGTAAATCGAGACAAACTCCTCGCGAATCAGGCGGTTCAGGGTGTCGATGTCGGCTGCGTGAGTTCCGAACGAGTCGTGAACCAGGGCCAGGTCTCTGATTCTTTCGGCCTTGCAGCGAATCACTGTTCGCATCAGGTGCGCCGCATCAAACGAGTGTATGACGTTGGGCGCAGCCGCCAGCGCTTGCTTGCGGCCCACAAGGCCTAGGTCGGGGTTCTCGCGGTGCTCGGACACTTTACCGGCCAACGTCAGGTGAATGACCTGCTGAAAGCCATAATAGGCTTGGAGCACCGTCATGTCTGCCGGAGTACGCCACTTCATTGGCACCCCGTGCTCCGCAAGAGACAACGCGACATTCTGGAAGAACCGCATCGCCTCTCTCGGCTTCCCGATGTTCTCATCCAGCGAGGCCACTATCACATCCCTCAAGTAGTCCGCGGCCTTGTACTGCATCCGCGGCTCGGGGATATGCTTGCAGAACCCGTCAAGCACAAGCTGCACCGAGATCCCCCTCGGCGTTACGCCGTAGGGAGTGGTCATCACGGCCCGCTTGACGGTCTTGCGCGTCACCTTGCCTAGCCAGAGCATCGCCAGGTCGTTTCCGTTGGCGGCATCTAGCGCCACGCGGTTCGAGGCGTTGGCCGCCACGTCGCCGTAGATATCCTCTCGCTTGCCGGTATCCGCCAGGTTCACGCAGCGGGCCGAAAGCGGGTCGCGCATCAACGCGGCGAGGTGCTGGATGCCGGAGCACGTGGCGTCCAGGCGCACCGGGACACGCACCGGCACACCGTCGGCGGCGTCAATCAACGCCCACGACAGGGCCAGGGCCTCCCAGGGGGAATCGACCCCCTCGCCGGCCCAGAAGTCCAGGTGGCCCAGGGGATCAAGCGCAGTCGCTCGGGCCGCGTCGAAGTTGCTGTTGGCCCACTCAACCCTTTCGTCCAGCGAGAGCTTGTCGCGCCCCATCGCGTTTGCAAAGGCCACTTGTAGCCAGTACATCCCGCGGGCGTCAACTGGCCTGGGGGTGGAAAACTCCAGCAACCCCTTGCACAGCGAGTCGCCCTGTGGCGTCAGGTCTTGCGGGAGAGGGTAGGCGCGCCCCCGGAAGTCCAAGAAGTGCGGAAACCAGATATCGCGAAACCGCGACAACTCTTGTGCAAGCGCTACGCGGCGGAACAACACAGTACGAACAGCACGGGCCGAGGCGTTGGCGCTGTAGATTGCCTCGCGCTCCCGGATTCGCTTTTTGCGCTCTTCGTCGCTGAGCGCGTCAAACTCAATCTGAGGCATCCGCGGGGTTGCTTGGTCTTGCATGCTCGGTACGCCGGCCTCGGGACACGCGATGCCCTCTTCGACCATCTGCTCGGCCACCGCCAGCACGTGAGGGTTGATGCGCCACTTGGTCTTCTGCACCCAGTTGAGGCCTTCGAGAGTCCTCGGGCCAACCGGTCGCTCCAGGGCCTCGGTGTGGCTATTGTGGGAGGCGCCTTTGACCGCGCGGGTCTTGAGAGTCACGTAGCCGCCGCTGAGTTTGCTTCCTTGGTTTGCAATTTTTGCTTTGTTTGCGACTTCTGTCATTGGCACCCCCCGTAAGCGTAGTCTATTGGCTCACATATCATCGGCAACAAGTACGGGCGCATAAGTTCGTTCTGATTGTGCCGATCGGCGACGAAAGCGCAGGCGATCTCCGTCATCTCTAGGAACCGCACCTTGTTTTCCCCGTCGCGCCTCAACAACACCGTAAACCAGCCATTGCTCTCTACCAGATAGGTCAGCAGCGCATCCCCGGCCTTTATGCGCAGGCCGGAGTCCCAAGTCGATGCCGCAAGCGTAGTGGACTTCTTGCTCCACTTCTTGAACACGCGAACGTCAATATCTTTGTTCCTGGCCCGCATCAACGCGGCCATGTTCAAGTGCGCCGGGTCTGTCTTTGCTGCCTCGGATTCGGCAGCCTTCCAGCGGGCATAATCGTACTCGTGTTTCAGGCGGGTGCCGAGCGACTTACACGCCGCTGTCCACTTGACGGATGTGTCGCCCCCGAACATACCAAGGGCGTGCAGGACGGTCGTTGCGGCCAGGGTCTCCGTCGGCAGCGCCAACAAGACCCACTCGGCGTCGCTGGCTTTCCGGTGCTTCGGGTCTTCCCACGCTAAAATCGCCCGCAACTGCTCCGTGCGTACCCGCTCGATCATTGGCCCAATCAGGTCGCTGGCAATCCGCATGCCAGGTTCCAGGTCAACCAGGTGTCGCATCGTTACCGAGCCGTTCTCGTTCACTTTTTGGATGCTGGCGCGGTAGCGCCGGATGCCCCGCTTAACCTGCTCGTGCTCCCACTGAATCTGCGCGTCGATTGACGACGCCGACGACACACTGCCCAGGGGTTCGGTAAAGTCTGGGCCGGCGCCAAAGTCTTCCCGTTGCAACATCGATGGCATTTGTAGTCCCTCACAGGTGCTGGATTGGCGCCCCGCGGCAACGCGTGTTCGACCGCATAGGGTGTTTATTTATGGCTATTTATTAATTTTCCAGCCAAATCAACGCCTTACACGCAGCCAGTTTTGCCACTACCGGCGCAGGTTAGCGACGGCTGCGATCACGAAGACAACGACCATCATCAAGCCCAAAACGGCGCCTATTGTCACAGGTGTTTCTCCTTTAAAAATCAATGGGTTAGTGAGGTCTTAGGAGGTACAGTGGGTACAGTGGGTACAGTGGGTACAGTGGGTACAGTGGGTACAGTGGGTGTGGTGAGTCCTGGAAGTCTCCTATGGAGAGATCGGAAGAGAGCAACAAGAGAACAAGAGAGACTCCTAGGAGTCTTAGGAGTCTTAGGAGTATCTGTTTACTTCTCTTGTTCTCTTCATAGGAGACTCCTAGGAGTCTTAGGGGTCTTAGGAGTCTTAGGGGTCTTAGGACTCTTAGGAGTCTTAAGAGTCTTAAGAGTCCTCAGTCTTCTTTATTTCTGGCAATTTATTAAGTGCCCAAGTAAATCAATGACTTAGGCTAACCCCTAGGGTGGTCTCTCCCGAGGGGTGGTCGTCAACACGGGGGCCTGGGACTCAAGGTCTCCCGTGGATTCCTGGATCGGCCCAGACCCCCGCCCCAAACATGCCCCTACGGCTTGCGTACAGGCCCCAGGACGGCCTCAAAGGGTCTGGGTGATGGTAAGACAGCCTGGAGGGCCTAAAACCGCTCTACGAGGCTGTACGCAAGCCGTAGGGGCATTTACCTCTCAAGCTGACAGGGAGTCCCAGGCCCCTGAGCGGGCCGCGCAGTCTAGGATGTCCAGGATGTCCTGGGCGTCTTCGTAGTCGTCCAGGCCCACCGGCAGCGCAACCGGTGGGGTTCCTGCGGTCAGGTAATGGGTCATTCTGTGGTGTCCGGTTTGATGTAGTCCATTGAGTCCTCAAAAGGTTACGGCCTTGTGTACACTTTCGGGCGCTTCATTTGAGTGCCGCCCCGGCGGCCCCGCACTCCCGAAGGGCCGTGACTAGTGCCACGAACTGCAACGCCGTCAGGCCGTCGGCGTGCAGGCTGAGGGTTTCCCCGGCAGCGCTTACACGGCACTGGCCTGAATTGACCGCGCGTGCGTCCAACTCGACCTCGTTAGCGTCGCGGCCACGCAGTTCGCGGGAAGCCAAATGCAACGAGGCTGCGGTTTGGTCGGCGTACTCTTTGTCGGCTGCGGCTGTCCCCGTCATGCGGTCGATGAAATACGCCCACGTTGCGTTATGCACTACGCGGCGGGCCAGATTGCGCGCGTTGTCGGCGGGCGCGCGGGCGTGCAGTGAGGCCTGTGCGTGTTTCGGCGGGGCCTCCCCGCGCTCCAGCACATCCCACGCGGTCACATAGGCGCCGTTGGGCCTCTTCACTGGGTGGCCGCTTGCTGTGATCGTTCCTTGCGACAATGCGCCCTTGATTTGGAATAGGCGCCCGTTGTGCCGCACGATCACGCCCGGCCATCTGCCGCCGACCGCGGTGTACCCCACCACGGCCCACAGGCCCGACGACCGCCCCGCTTCCACTACGTCTTTGAATCTGATTAAGTTGCTTTGTTCTTCCCACGTCAGTCCAGGAGTTTTCGGTGTCACGTCTGCGTTTTCCATGATCTTCCCTCGGTCGGGTAGTTCCGGGATGCGCCCGGTTCGCTCGTGTGTCAGCACGTCGCGCGACACTCCGGGGAATGCCGCGCAGCTTGCGTACACAATTCGGGCTTACTCGTGGCCTGTCAGTCCAAGCCTTTCAAGTTCTTTTCCGCAGCGGTAAACGACTCGTAAAAATCTTCTAATTCATTCGCCACCGCGCCGGCCCTCACCTGTGCCGAGTTGATGGGGGTGCGTACGGCCTCGATCGAAGATTGGATATGCGCGGCAGGCTGTCGGTCGTTGATAGCCTGCGCGAGTAGGGCCAGGCGCTCGTCGGCGCGGGCCAGCGCCTCCGCAGCATCGATCAGGGCATTCAAATGCCTCCAAGCTAGTCGTTCGGCGGCGTCTATCGCGTCTTGCCGTCCATCGCAGCGACCCTCATCGTAGCCGGCTTCGCGCCCGTCGTTGTAACCGCTGTCGCGGGCTTCGCTTACTTCGTAGCCCCCCTTCTCGGCAGCCGCCTGCTGGGCCACCTCGATGGCTTGCAGCGTCTGTTTGTCATTCGCGCACCACGCGGCGCGTTCAAGTTCCTTGAGTTCCAGGGTGTCCAGCATGATTCGTCCTTTCGTTGATGACATAGTTTGCTCCTGGTGGCCGCCGTTCCGCCTCAGGGCACGATGCTGCCGGCGTCAATCACTGAGTCGCGGGCGACCCGAGTGTTCCCGTCTACTCGCACATAGCTGCCGAGCGTTGCTTTGGGGCCGATTTCCGTGTCTGGGCCGATCAATGAGTTTGACCCGATTGTGGCGTTTGCGCCGATTCTGGCGCCGGAGCAGATGGTGGTGCAGCTGTCAATTCTCGCGTCTTTGCCGACATATGCTCCTCGGCCCACGTCACTGCCGCAGCGCACCCATGCGCCCCGGCTAATGGACACCTTAGCCCCGATCCGAACTCCGGCGTCGAGCCATGCCTCACTGTCAATCCATGCGCCCGGCCCAATAGTCACGTATGCTGCAATCCTAACATTGTGGCCTATCACAGCGCTCGGGGCGATCTCGGCGCTGTAGTGCACTCTCGAACCGTTTGGCAGTATGCGCCAGTCGTCTTCTTGCTTGATCGCGGCGATCTCGTCGCCCCCAAAGTAGTTTGATGTTACTTTCGAGTCCATGATTTTGCTCCTGTTGGTTAGCCTGCGGCCCCGTTGTCGGGGGCCTTCGTTATGTCACGGATAACGCCGCTCGACCCCCTGTTCAGGGGCGATCACTGACCTGCCGGCGACCTGGGCTTTCCAAGCCACCCGAACATGGTGGCCAAGCGTCGCTCGGAAGCCAATCTTCGCGTCTGGGCCTATCAATGATCCGTGTCCGATTGTGGCGTTTGCGCCGATTTTGGCGCCGGAGCAGATGGTGGTGCAGCTGTCAATTCGCGCGTCTTTGCCGACATATGCGTCGCGGGATACGTTGGCGCTGTGGCGCACCCACGCGCCGCGGTCAACAATCACGTTAGGCCCAATTTTTACCCCGGCGTCGAGCCATACCCCGCTGTAAATCCCAGCGCCTGGCCCAATAGTCACGTTTGCGGCGATCCTAACATTGTGGCCTATCACAGCGCTCGGGTCGATCTCGGCGCTGTAGTGCACTCTCGACCCGTTTGGCAGTATGCGCCAGCCGTCTTCTTGCGTTATCGCGGCGATCTCGTCGCCCCGGAAGTAGTTGGGTTTGACTTTTGATCCCATGGGTTTGCTCCTGTGAGTTAGACGGCGGCCAAGAACCGCTCGGTGTCCTGCTCGGTTCGGATCTTGATGGTCTCCCCCCGCTCCAGATCGTAGTATTCCGGCGCCCCCGCCCGCCGTGCGATGCCCCTTGCCTGCGTCGAGTCTGCCACCACGATAGCAACGTCGAGATAGGTGCGCCCGTCGTCCGGGTCGCGCCGCACCCAGAGGCAGTGCGCCGGCATCCAGCGCAGGTCGGCCTCGCGGGCTATGTAGGCGGACAGGTGGTGCACCCTCAGCGGCGAGGCCAAGACCAGTTGTCTGGACTGATATGGGCGCACAGCGTAGCCCTCGGTAATTACGCGGCGGGTGCGCAGCGAATATGTCAGGCTGCCGTGTGCCGCGATGTGTACGAACATGCCAAAATTCGACAGGTTGGTCGTTTTGATCGGTTTCATGGTGTCATTCCTTTGTGTGTGTGTGTGTTTGCAGGGTTTACGGCCCCCGCGGTGCCGCCTAAGCTCACGCTGTGGCGTGGGCTTAGGTTGGCTACCGTCGCACTATCTGGGCACGCGGCATCGCCCAGGTTATAGCGGTCGTTCGGGCTACGCCCCCGGCCCCCTGCGGGTACCGGTGGTCGTCGCGGTGATCTGCGGCGACCATGTGCGCATTGTGTGACCCCGGCCCACGGCGTTCAAGTCCTGGCCGACGAACGGTCGCTTTTGGGCGACGAACGGTCGCCACTCGAAAAAAACAGCGGCCCTCAAGTGCGCCAGCTCGCTCGAAAATGCGCTCCTGCGCTCCCCAGGCCCCTCCCCGCCCCCGGCGACTCACCGGCCTTCCTGGCGCTCCCGTGCCCGGTGCTGGTCTTCCTGGCTTGCCGGCCTGCTGGTGCTGCTGGTGCCCGGCTGGGTGGCGCGGAGCTGTCAAGCCAGGCTTTACAGTTGCGCTGCTGCCCTGTCAGTCGGGGCCGCTTCGGGCCTGCCCGGGCACCCGCGGGCGTCAGGCGGCACCGTCCTGCACGGGTGTACCCTGGCCTGGCGCTGGCTGTGGCCCCGTGGTCGCCGTGCGCTGGCCCCGGCGCTCGCTGGCTGGCCCGTGCCTGCCAGGAGGCCCCAGGAGGTCACAGGCCTGCCAGGAGGCCCCAGGAGGCCCCAGGAGGCCCTGCCCGTGCTTCCCGGATGTCTCCGTGTTTGCGTGCGGGGCCGAGGTCATACTTTGCCCGCCGGGTCGCTCAGGGGGCACGGGGGGATCGCGGGCCAGGCGGCGGGGAAAACCCTTCACGAATTTTTTGGGATTTTAAGGCCGCCGGGACTCCCCAGGCCTCTCACACTCTCACGCAGTACACCGGCTCCCCGTTGCGCCCTTTCTGGACTGCCCGGCCTGCCGTGGACGACCCCATGGTCTTGAAGGCCTCCACGAACTCCTCCAGGGCCTCCAGGGCCTCCTGTTCGCTCATGGCTTTCGCGGCGCTGTTCGTGTCCAGGGCAAGCGCCGTGGTGAAGTGGGCCACCGCGCCTGCCAGGGCGTCGATGCGGTCATCGTGGGCCAGAGACCCCCTGTCCTTCGTGATGTGAGTCAGTTGGTACATGGCGTCCTGGTCACGCGCGACGCGCTCATCTACGACCAGCCGGTGCAGGCTCATGACCGGCTCTAGGGTGTCGATGATTCTGGCCTCTTTCTGCACGCGGTTCCACGCGGCTTCCAAGACTGTACAGCCTGCTGTGTCGCCCGGCTTGGGCGGCGGCCAGACTTCGGCCAGCATCGGCTGGAAGGCTGTGATCCAGACCAAGCCGCCATAGTTCGGCTCGACCAGGATCTCGTGGACGCTGTGCCTTTTGGCGGCTTCGGCAACGCGGCGCATGGCGGTAGCTGGGTCTCCTGCGAGTCCCCCGATCTCTGCGACGTAGAACATGCCGTTCAGCGTCTTCACGACGGCCCAGGCGGTTTCGTCCTTCCCGCGACCGCTTGGGTCTACGAAGAGTACGGACTGCTCGTAAGGGCGCCATTCTTGATCGACGAACAGCGGCCCCAGGAAGTAGTCTCCGCTGAAGCCAACGTTAGGGATGTCGTGCTTGCGGTTCTTGCCTTGGGAGTCGTGGCCCCACTGGAGGGTCACGGGGGCCTTCATGGGATTCACGGCCAGTACGATCAGGTCGTGTTGCTTGAGTGGGTAGCGCTCGGCGTCTGACAGAGACGTGTCTAGCTGGTACTGGAGGGCAAAGAAGGCCTTGCCTTTGGCCTCGCGGCCCAGCAGTTCGTAGTCGTCAAAGCGCTCGGGGTCGGTCGGCTTCCACTCCAGCGAGGCGTCCCGATCCACCCGGCGCAGCGGGGGCGCCAGGATGTCCAAAGTCCTCCCGTCGTCGGTGTCGATCATGTAGCCCTTCCGCTTGTCGGCCCGCGGAAACCGGGACGGCCAGCAGAAGCATGCATATCCGCGCTCCTTGATGAGGCGGCTGTAGATCGACTCTTCGGTTTGCGGAGTCCCGAGGAACAGCACTTCTGCGTACCCCGTGACCTTGATCGCATCAAACTCGTTGACCTTGTGGAGCAGCTTCATCCGGGCGTCTTCAGTCCAGGAGTTTTCGGTGATCTCGATGTCGTCAGCGATGATCGTGGTCGCACGGGAACCTACGATTTGCCCGGTGATTCCGGCGGCACGCATGGAAGGCGCTTGGCTGATCGACGCGCCGTTAACGTCAAACCGATCAACCATGTCCCGCTGGTTGGGCCGTGGCCGCAGCTCGGCAAACAGCGGCATGGTCAGCATAATCATCTTGGTCTGCGCCACGAATTCCTTGGCCTTCCCGGATGTCGCCGAGACCACGAGGAACTTCTCGTGAAACGGGTCGCGCTTTAGCTTCCACAGGCAGTACGCGGAGGCGATGTATGACTTCCCGATTCCCCGGAAGGCCTCCATGATGTCGGAGCGCCCCCTGGAGTCCGGGGTAGCCAGGCGAGTGAGGCCGTCCCGGTCTGGCTCGGTTGCTTCGTCGCCGTACCAGTGGAAGTACTCGCCGGTTGCGTTGATGCCGTAGCCGGCCCAACCGTGCTGTAGGAAGTAGCTGAGTTCAAACTGGGCCGGTGTTGGGTTTGGCAGGCTCAGGTGCTTCCAGACCAGGTAGACCAGGTTCCTGAAGTCCGACAGCACCGGGTCGCCTGGTCGGTCGTACCACCAACTCATTGCTTGGTAGCGGGCGCGAAGGGCAGGTTATTCCGGGCCACGTAGTCGGCCAGGACGCCCTTGGGGGCGCCAGGCTGGGGTACGACAGGCTCGGCGGTTTCCCGGTCGTCCCTGTCTTTCAGGTAGGCCCGGACGACTGCCAGGAACTGCGCCGGAGGCGGAACCACGGCTGCGGTACCGTCATCCCGCAGAACCGGCGCACCGTCCTGGGTAGTCAGCGGGACGCCCTTCAGGCCCTCGACCAGCGAGGACTCGAAGCGCTCCCGGATGTCTTGCGTCTTGTTCATAGAGTTTCGACTTGAATTGGAAGCTCAGAGGCGTCATCGACTTCGCAGGCGACCTCTACGGCCCGCTGCGCGTCGGCCCCCATCTTGTTGGCTGCAAATGCGGCCTTGGCCCCGCTGCCGATGGCGACGAAGTCGCAGCCGGGATGGAAGGGGGCCAGGCCATTGTCCCATAGCCAGAGGCCCGCGGAGTTGAGTTCGAGGGATCGGAACTCCCCGGCAAGCCGCGGCTTGCGTCCTTGGCCTCGGCGCCATCGCAGGAACTTCTCGATGTCGGGGCAGTGGCCGGCGCACCCGTACACGGATCCATTGATGCGTTCAATCTTTGACGCCGACCACTTTACGTCGCCGTCAGACGACTTCGTGTCGGCCACGATCCGCCTCTCGGCCCACGACCCTGCGATAGTTGTCACTTCGACAGCCTTTCGTTGATTACTTTTTCGAGGAACTGCTCGCCCAGTACGGCACACACAGCAGCGAAGCCGCACAGCGCCAGGACGTGCAGGTTGGTGAAGAAGGCCAGCAAAGACCCTGCTCCTACGGCCAGGCCGCCCGCGACGATTGCTCGGCCTGCCACTAGCCGCAGGGTCAGCTTGGAGTCAGACGCCAGCAGGCGCCCAATACCAAGGATGGCTCCCGCCAAGGCCAATACGCCGGCTAAGCCCCAGGAGTTTTCGTCGTCCCCGCTGATCCGGCTGGCCGCGTGCGCGGCGGCTCCTGCTAACAGGTAGACGATGGCGCCCCAGATTAAGGTCTCCATGGCGCCCTTCTTACTCTGCGGGCTTCGGGGGCTTCTTGGCCTTCGGTTCGACCGGGGCCTGCTCGACGGCCCCGAACGGGTAGGCGTCGCCGACGGCTCCGGGGCCGTCCAGGGGCACCTCTACCAGCGTGCCGTATACGCGGGCCAAGGACTCCTCGGGGAGGCTAACCGCGGCCACTCGGCCGTCTTTGACGTGCAGGATTTTCTTGCTCACTTCTTGAGTCCTTTCGGTTCTTCCGCGGGCACATCGCTCGCGGCGCCTTCGTACCCGAGCGCTGGGCGTTTCGGGACTCGGGCCTGATAGTAGGGATTGGAGAGGGTCACCGGGTCGTTCTTCAGGTGCTCCGGGATCGGAACCTGGATGTATTCGACCGGCTTGGCAAGCTCTGCGTATAGCAGTTTGCGTGGGTCTGCGTCTGCCCAGTCGGACAGGGCAAACGTCTTGGTCTCTGTGCGAATCGGCCACTTCCCGGCGGCCCGAACATCCCCGTCAACGTACTCGCCGATCTCGACGGTCACAACGGGTTCACGGGCCTCCGGGTTCATGGGTTGGTAGTCAACCGCGAGCCGCAGGATGCGGTGGTATTTGGCTACTACGCCAGAGGGGAGTTCTTTGTCAAGGATAAGTGCCATAGCTCAGTCGTAGATGGAGGCGTCGATTACGGGGCAAGCGTTGATAGCCTGACCAAACAGTTCGTACCAGTTGGTGCCCCCGTCGTCCTCAACGGCTGTGGTCAGCATAATCAGCCGGGTGGACAGGGTACCGCCGGATCGCTTGATGGCCCCCCAGGACTCGAAGATGTCTGAGACTGGGGGCCTGGAGGCGGAGCGGACGCTGTAGAAGGGCGGTATCAGAAACGCCGGCTTGGGCGTCAGTGGCTCCATGTTGTTGTCTATCGGAGTGTTCCCGTAGTCCGGAAACCCGCTTCCGGGGTACTGAAGGGTCGGGAGCGACCGAATGCCAAGCATTGGCCGAGAACCCCCGGCCATCACGGCGCCGGACGCGCTGTAGATCACGAGGCCAAACCCGCCTCCGGTGATCCCGCCGTTGCCCGCCTCGAACACGTATGCTTCCGGGAGCGTGCTGCTCTGGTCGCCGGTGCGAAACCGAGCGGACAGGTGGGAAGACCACCATACGTCCTGGCCGTCCGGGAAGTGCACGAACACCATTCGCTGCGTACTCGGAACTGACGGGTACGTCACGGTGTACGGTTGAATCTTCCAGGAGTTTAGTGTGAATTCACCGCCCGACGGGGTTAGCGTTGCTTTACCGACGAACGCCGGGGTTGGGTAGATGTTGCTTACAATCAGTTCCCCGGCGTCGTTGTAGACTTGTGCTCCGAAGCTCATATGGCAAAGACCAGCGCCTGCGACGGCGTACGCTGCCGAGGCCTGGGAGTCCAAGAGATTGTTGGGACGCCTCCGGGGTACGAGACACTGAAGTTGTGCCCGCCTGCCCCGGTGTTGTACGTGCGTACCGGGCGGCCCGTGAGATCCGGGAAGGCCATTGACCCACTAGATCCCACGGACGCCTGAACGGTGCCGGCGTACACCCCGCCGACGTAGGTCGTGTCGATGACGGTGCGCCCGGCGGAGTCCCATACGCGCAGGCCGAAGCTCATACTAGGTTCCCCAGGCGGACTCGAAGGTTTCCGCTGCTGTCATACACTTGCAGGCGGTTCCCTTCGATCTCCATGCGGGCGCCGCTGGACGCGGTACGCAGCAGGCCTACGTTGGCGGTTATGGCTGAAAGCTCCGCCACAGCCAGGCGGTTGGCCTGCACAGTTCCCGTCTTTATCATGCCCCCGTCCACGGTGGTGCTGGGGGCGCCGGGCGACCACGGGGACGCCTCGGTTTGATTTGGGGTGGCCTCCCCCAAATAGGCCTGAGAGATGAACGCGTACGTGTCGCCCAAGCCTACGCCCCGCACGATGAAGGTTAGCATCATTGTACGGGCACCCGCGGGGGCGGTGATGAATCCGCCGTAGCGGGCAGTCCCGTCGCGGCCTTGAGCGTTCTGGTTGTTTTCCGTCCCATTCAGGTTTGAAGCGGCTTTGGCGGCTGGGCCTTCAGACAAGTAGTTCCCGTCGATGTTGTAGAAGAACACAGTCGGGATCACACGGCACCGGTGGGCGCTCAGCCACGCGTGAAACTCCAGGCGCTGCCCCGGACGGCAGGGCACAAGTAGGCGAGAATCCCCGACAGCACCGCTAAAATAGTGGCTGTTGGATATCGTCCCTATGTAGGCGTTGGGCGCGAACGTCGCGGGGTTGTGGCCAAAGATCCCACCGACGCCTCTTGGTCGCCATTCGTCACTCGGAGCGCCGAACACAGGCATGTCGGTCGCCCAGTGGACAGTGGGGGACTCCAGGTTCGGCGCGGAGTTCTGGAGAAGGTTCTTGCCCCCCGTGCCGACCGTGAGTTTGGCTGCCGTTACGGCCCCATCGACCACCAAGGAAGCGTCGCCCATTCGGGTGATTTCCCAGGCCACCTCGCAGTACCCGTTTTGTACAAACGCCCGCGTCCGGAATTGAAGCCGAAGCCAGTCCGCAAAGGTGTTGCTTGTGGCGTGATCTGGCAGGACGCCCTCGTAGGTCGCCCAAGCCCCCTTGGGGATCGCGGTGGCCCAGGTTGATTGCCGAGTATGAGTTGTCCCCGGCGATCACGTTGGTAGTCGTCGGGGCCGGGGTGTACCAAGTGACTCCCGGCACGTGGACAGCCAACCCAAGCCACCCCGTAGCGTCCGTGCTGATGTAGACGTGAAACCGCACAAGGTACGTGGCCGGCAGGCGCTCTCGCGGAAACCACGTTGAGAAGAAGTCACGCGCCGCTACCATCCCGCCGTTTATGCGCAGGACGCGCTCTACTGGCTGGGCCTGCCCGCCGTCAAACGGGACGAAGCTGTTGTCGCTGTTCCAGCCCCACCACGCCGCGTCTCTGAATCCGGGGTCGGGGTAAATCGAGTCCCGGTTGTGGACGTGAATCTTGGAGGCGGTGACAGCGCCGGCAGATATAGCGCGAGACACCACGGCCCCGTCTACAAAGACCCGGGCCGCGAAAGTTTGATCCCCTTGCTTCGCCGAATTGAAGACGAAAGTCGGGGCACCGTTTACCAAGCCCCCCGCGAACAGTGGTTCCGTTGTCCCCTCAGGGTTCGACGCCGGCACGAATACCAGGCGGTCGGCCTGAAGAACGACTTCCGATGACGACGTGTTGTTGTTGGCCGTGGCAGCCAAGCCGATGCCCGCGATGACCGGTTTACCGTCGCCCCGCTGGACGGAAGCCTTGACAGTCCATTGCGCCAGCAGGGAATTGTCCGTGTTCGCCCGAGCGATGCTCTCGGTGGTCACCATCGCCCCGAAGCCGGACTGAGCGGCCTCAACGATGCTGACTCGCGCCGCAAGCGAGCTTTCTTCGCTGATAGCGCGGGCCGTCTCAGCCGCAATATTTACCACGGCGGCGTCTACGGTTTCGTCGAGAACCGTCATGGTGGTCTGGAGCGTGTTCAGCGTCACCAAGTTTTCGGTCAGCGTGTCCAGGGCGGTCTCGATGGCCGCGCGGGTGTCCCCGATGTACGAAAGGTCGTTCCCGACTGCGTTAAACGCTCCCGCAATGTCGCCCAAGTTTCCGCTGCGCTCCTGAATCAGGTACAGCAACTGGCGCCGCAAGCGGTTCAAGTCCGTTTTGGTCAGCAGGCTTGCGTCCGTGATCTCCGCGAACCCCTCGTTATCCGGGGTGACGCGGAAGATACGGATAGTCTGCCCGGTCGCCGGGGCGACTTCGGTCACTATGTCGGTCTCGGACGCCCACAGATACGCCACGGGGGCGCCCTGCACGGTCACGAAGACGTGCGCCCGGTCGATGAACGGGAAGGTCACCGTGAAGCGCGTCGTCGTCCCGTTGCCTGGGTAGGACACGCTGATGTCGCTGTCTACTTCCGGGGGCGCTACGCCTCCCGGCGACAGGGCCGGGAGGCCTAGGACGGCGGGGGATCCTGTGATGGGCGTGGCCGTCAGCTTGTGGCGTTGGGTCAGCCCAGGAGTCCCCAAGATCGCCGGAGACCCTGTGATGGGCGTGGCCGTTATGGAGACGGCCCCGGAATAGGTCGTGAGGGCCGGCGTTCCCAAGACCGCCGGCGAGCCGGTGATCGGCCCCGCCGTGAGCTTATGGCCCTGGGACAGCCCAGGAGTCCCAAGGACGGCCTTGGAGCCGACAATTGGGGTGGCGATCAGCGAGACGGATCCGCCGCCCTGGGACAGCCCAGGAGTCCCCAGGACGGCCTGGGAGCCGACAATTGGGGTGGCAATCAGCTTGTGGGTCTGGGATATGCTGGGGGTGCCCAAGACCGGCGGGGAGCCGGTAATGCCCGTGGCGATCAGCAAGCCCGAGCCTGATCCGCCGCCCTTGTCTGAAAACAGAAGCAGCAGCATGAAGGGTACCTAAGCGTGTAGTGTGAAGCCGGTCACATCGCCAGCCGTTACTGCGGTGTTGTTCGTCAGGCCCTGCCCACCGGTTACCATGATGGTGATCCCGGTCGAAAACGCGGCCCCCCCTTCAATGTGCCACTCGAGGGTCATATTTGGGCCGATG